CTGTATTTGACCCTACCGTAAATAAATTCATAGTATTTGACATTGTAGGATTTGTCAAAATGTCATCAGTTCTAAATCTTAATTCTATTGTATTAATTGGTTGTTTATAATTAACAGTTACGGTACCTGCAGGATTTGTTATTAAATCTAATGCATAATCAAAATTTAATTTTTCATATATTGGCGCTCTATCTAATCTAGGTCCGCCATATTCATTAATACTAATAAATGATTGTGGAATTCCATAACAAGATATTAATGCTTGAACACTACGTTTAGTTCCTTTAGATTTTAATAATAATGGTAAATTGTTAACAATTCTTCGCCATATGGCGTATGTCATATCTCGTCCAGCTACGGAAGGCTCGCCAACTGTATTAGATCCGGTTAATGGAACACCTGCTTCAGAAGTTCCTAATACATATTGCCACAATTCTTGAGATTGATTTCCATTAGTTAAATTCCACCCAAATTGTTTTGCTACAGAATATAACAATTCATTTGGCATACCCAATTTTGGATTTTCTTCACGTTTATTGATTTGGGTCATATGATTGATATACGTGTATAATATATCATAATGATGACCTAACATATTAACAAACGTTAATAAATACAAATTGTTATTATCAAATCTAACATATTCTGGTATAGAATATATCAATGCATTTGTATTTAATGAATCATATAATGAAGCAGAATCATATGCACCATCAAACCAATTTTTAAATAATGAACTAGTAGTCGATGTTAAAACATATGGTCGTGTTGTATTTGTTTTCGGAACTGGAGTTAAATAACTTCCCGTTAATTGATATACATTTGGATTTTCGAGTGGAGCATCATATGTAGTTAAACGAGATGATGATTGATAATACAAATATTGTTCAAATTCATCAAACCCGCCTATCAACGTTGTTTGCAAATTGGAAAAATCTTGAGCATTCGTTGTAGCAACACTTCCCGACAGTTGCGATATCGCTAAACTTTGAGAAGAATAATATTCTAGTAAATCTAATTTGTATTTAAAATTATTTAGTCTTTCAGTTGCAGAACTATAAAAAATAAAATTATTGAAATCAGAATAATCAATATTCATTTTCATTCCAGACAAACTGCCAGAAAAATATGAATCAACAATTTGCTGCGAAGTTTGTACTGATGAACCTAATAAATCTGTCCATGTTTTGAAATCAGTTTCAGCTGATGTATCATAAGAATAATTTGCTTGCCAATTTGGTCCAGCTAACGAATTAAACTGTTTTTTTATAATTTTAGATATAATAGAAACTGTATCAAAGTATGTAGGCTTTTGTTCTTCTACGACCCAACACTTAAAGTCTACTGCAATATTTTGCGGTAATGGTTCATAGAGTTTAACATACAAGTAATCGCCAATAACGACGCTATTAACAAATAATACGCACTGGTTTCTACTAAAATTTAACAAATATGTTTTATAAAAACGATCTGATGTTTGATTTACTGTTTGTATATAACTAGTAATTTGCCGTAAAAATTCTGGATTTTCATCGTCGATAGCACGTAATCTAATTTCTGTTCTATCCGGAGAAATTTCATCAATTCGCAAATGTTGTAATTCATAGCTACCAATTAAATTTTTAAAGAAATTAATTGCAATACGAAAATTACCAGCTGTTAATTTTAAATTTTCAAATTCCGAATATAAATCAATTCCCAATGCACTATTGATTTGAATCAATCGTTTTGTATCTTTATCTCTAAATTCTGGAATTTTGGTTTGATATTGTATTTTGTGATTTCCTGTTAACCAAGAATCGCCAGTATATACGTGTAATTCAACTCTGCTATCATCTGTTACATTGATTATATCATCATTGAAGTATGTAGCATCATTTGAATCATATGAAACAAATTCAGTTTTAGAACGATCAATACGCTCTCCCGAAATAGATTGTTTCGTAGATTTTATTTCGTTGATATTTTTATACTGATTAAGCATTTATCTCCTGATTCCAAAGATCTACAGTTTTACTTGCATCTGTTATAACCCAATATGATTGTAATGCGTTTATTGTGTGAAATTGTGTATTGTTGTTTTGTCCTGCTTTTGCACCAATTCCAAATACATCTCCAATTTCAAATTCTGAATTTGGAATAATAATATCAACAATTAAATCTTGTACTTCATATTGATTGATTGATCCTGGGATCGTAGGACGTAAGTCGGACGTGTTTTCGAAAGTACGGTACTCTCTATCTAATCCTTGTTCTGATGTTTTAATTATAGAGAAAAATGCAGTTCCAAATCCACTCGGTGCATCATATCGATGTTGCAATTTAATTCTAAATCTTAAATCAATTCCAGAATTTTTAGTTTCTTTTGTTATAGTATATGAATTTGGCTTTTGTTGAGATAATCCATCTTGAACCTCACTTATTTCAATTCCAGAATACTCAGCACTTGCAGCAATTCGCTGATCTTCCGATGGTCGGTATCTCGCAAATGATGCATCTTGTTGTTGAATAGTTAAATCTAAATCTAAATTTAAATCAACCGGTTCTTCTTCGATAACAGTTGTGCGAGCAGGAAATTTAAAGTATTTAAACTGCGTATCTAAAATTCTTAAAATAGATTTAGTTGTTATACGATTTGCAGTTGGCTCAATAATTAATAACGGATTTGAATTAGAATCTTGTTCTAAAACAATGTTACCATTTGTATCGCGCGGAACAACGGTTGCGTTATTTGAAATACGAGTTAAACCATCTTTTTGATATTTAACTTGTTGATCAACATTAATCGAATCTATCTTATTTTTATTTGCATCCATTATCTAACTACTTTAAAATAAATTTGATCGTCGATATACTGTTCTGTAAATCCATCTACTATTTTAAGATTTAAACGATAATTGCGTTCTGGCATTAATCCGTTCATATCTAAATAAATGAAATTACTAGTACTATCACAACTTACTTTAGTATAAATATTATCAAACGGAATTATGACTTCTTCTGTAGCCGCATCCGAAATTGAATAATATGTAGTGGTTGGCAAATATTTTACGGTTTGTATTGGAAATAAGTTTGTTGGAGATTTTCTAGGAAATTTATCACGAGCATAAATTCTAATCTTAGCAATCTCAGTATCTTTATATGTTGGTTTAATTTTAGTATATACATTATATGATTCTACATTAATCGCAGATAATGATCCAGTTATAAACGAAGTATTATCAAAGTACATTGTTAATTTAGGAACATATATAGTATGAGTTTCTCTACTAAAGAATCTTATATATCCTTGCACATTGCCATTAGCTTCATCTGAATCAGCCAATTGAAGTAAAAATCCATAATTGGGAATTGCGTTACTATTGCTACCACTGACCCAAATTTTAATAGCATCTGTAACATTAATGTTAAGATCCGTAGTTCGATACGAAAATGATTCAGATGCAATCAATGATAGTGTATTTCCAGAACCTGAATAGTATAAATAATTTCCACCTGCACCTGAACCAGAAATATATAAATTACTAGAACCAATTTGTACTGTTTGACTACCTGATATCCAAGCTGAACCAGATGCAGATCCGCTCCATGTTGCACCATCAATTGTTAAATCAGTTAAAAATCCTGTACCATTAACCCAGGTTTGTCCAAGCATCTTTGCGAAAATTCCATAATCAGATGGAAGATTTTTTGCATGAGATGTATATAGATTTAATACAAATTTACAATCATTAACTGTTTTTCCGTATGTCGATAATGATGCAGAAATTTCAGACATATCAAATTTAATGATACTTCTAGACTTTAATAATGTATCACCTTCCGTATTTAAACGTTTGCCAACTTCTAATATTTCATCTAATCCAGTATTATAATCTGGATACGCTTCATATAAAGTAGCATCTTTTTCTGCATAAAATATTCTAAACATTTACATCCTTAATAATTTACAACGCGACCTTTAATATCCTGATCTAAAAATTTAACTTCAAATATACTAGGATCCAATGAAGGATAAATCACGCCATTTTTTGTAGCACTAGCTAAATCATATACATTTCCAGAATAACCTTGATCAGAATCAAATAAATTTGAATATGTTATATTGATTACTGATTGAACGCCTTTGACATTTGCTAAAACGCTGAAAACATCTGATTTAATAATTGGTTGATTAATTTGCCAACGATCAATATCAAAATATGTTTTTACTGCATCAATACATTTCAATAAAACTTCATTGCTATTATAATTTGATAATACTGCAATTTCAAATTGTATACTTATATTAATAATATATGCATCTTTAATATTAACTGCATCGGTTAAAATGCGATAATAACCTAAATATGTTTTTAAATTTTCTTTAATTGCTTGATTTAATGTAGTTAGCTGTTTTGCTGCATTATAACCTAACACATACATATTCATTGCATATGGATTAGGTACCCGCGTACTTTCATAATCTTCTTGTGTAAGCTGATCGTCAGGAACAATATATGTTTTTGCAACACTTCCAAATTTTGCTGGCATTGAATATGCACGAATAATATAATCATTTCGAGTAACTAAACGATTTTGAGTTGCAAAATTTGCTAATGCATTATTTTTTATGTCTTGCAATGTATCGGCTGTTTTTGCACCAACTGCTGGTCCTGGATTTGTACATGCTACTGTATTTTTAACAAAATTTACTATGCCGCCGCTATTTGTAGAATTAATATCATCATTATATTCAATTTTATCAATTGTTGTTAAAACGCCAGTTGATACATTATCAATAATACCATTACCCAATGTATATGTTACAGTTAACGTTGTATTTGATGGTGCTTGTCCATATGTTTTCGTATATAAAAAATTTGATGGATCAATATCAACATTTACCCCCGTTCTAACTGCAGTTAACCCATTTCCAACATTAGTTGGATTTGGAATAATTTCTTCATCATTATTATCAGATATTCCTGCACCAAATTGAATTTCTAAACGATTATCACTGCGCAATCTAGTAATAAAACGTTTTGCTGTTTTTTTCAATTTAAGCAAACTAGGAGATGATGATCTATAATTTACTAGATCCGGATCATTTTCTGCTAAATTTGGAACTTCTTCAAAAATTGTATCTTGAGCTAAATATGGAACTTCATACCAAAAGTCGCCATCAGACTCGGTAACAGAAATAATTTCAATAATATTATTTTCTGGCAAAACAATTTTATCATAAGCAACGGGAGTTCCAAATGTAAAAGTAGCAGTCTTAACTTCTCCGGAAACAGCTTGTATTTGTTTCTTTAATAAATAATATGTTGGCTGTTTTGTAGTATTATTACTTTCATAAATTGTAACATCGGTCGGATCGTATGATGAAGAAAATTTAAATTCAATTGAATCCAATGTTCTAAATACTGTATTTCCGTTATTTTGTTTAACTTGCATTCCTGGTTTAATAGAAAGTGCATAATTAAAATCTGGACGTACATTTGTTCCATTTCCGGTTGCAGGAACCAATTGATAAACATCTAATGTTACATATGCTGGAATTGCATTTTTAGGACGATATCCTAATGATTTAGCTAAATCGTATATATTTGTTCGTTCGGTTGCTTGTTCTAACAACGATTCTTTTAAATTGTTATCTGCATAGTATGATAATACATCGCCTACATATGCTGCCATTTCTAAAAACAATGTACCTGGCGACGAATCACTGAAATCAGTGTACGTTGTAGGGAAATATTGTTTAGTAAAATCAATTAAATTTCTTTTGAATTGACTAAAATCTTTACCTAAATATGAAACATCTTTTTTAGTTTCCATTCATAATCCTTATTTCTAACTGCCTGTTACTTCTACAGTTCCGGTTTCATTAACGCCAATGTTCATCGTCGACGTATCAAGTTGATTAATAGAAAATGTAATTGATACTTGAACATAATATATTAAATTTGGATCATCTTCCGCAGTTTTCACTTCAATTGACTGTACATCAATTCCCGGTAAAAACTGTGAAATTTTTGGAGATATTAATTCTATTATATCTTCTTTTAATTCAACGACATTTGGTTCAAATAATGCATTTAATAAAAAAGTTCCATAAGCCGGATAACCATATCGTTCTCCAACTCTAGTTAAAAGTAAATTTTTTAAATTTGCAAATGCTTGTTCTTTCGTGGTAATTATTGGTGTAAATGGTCCGCCATTGAATGGAACATAAGAAATACCTAACCCAATTGGTTGAGTGTTATTACCCGGTGGCGAAACAATTTGATATCCCATTACATACCTTTCTTCTTATTAATTGCTTTCATTAATGCAGAATAATCTCGAGTCATTGCTTGTTGAACTTCTTGCGGAACATCAAACGTCTTACCGGTTTCCGGATCTTCCATTATTTTAGGTGCAGCTGGTGCTACTCCCATAGCTTCTTTCATATTTTGTCGCATTGCACCAAAATTAACAGCATCACGAGATGTCATTCGAATTTCTTCCATACCCTCATTCATGATATCTTTAAAACTATTCATAGCCGTTGGCTGCGGGTCTGATATAGCATCTGTTTCATTTAAAATATCTGCCCATTTATTATCAGTGAATTGTACTTTTGATTTTTTAGGAGATTCCATAACAGATTTTCTTTGCGCAGGAACATGTGCTACGCGTTTAAGATCTGCCATTTCTACAATTGTAGATTGTAACCCATCCCGAAGAATTTCAGTTAATTCTTCTTTTATAACCTCTCGTACGGCAACTTTAAGTGCTTTTATTAATGTTTTTGAATCCATATGAATACTTTTATATAAATATTAGGTTTAATAATTTATGCCCGTAGGCCATTCGGTATCTAAAACTTTAGGGCCATATATTGTTCTAGTAGTTTGATTTATAAAATAATCACCAGTTTTACCGCGATCTGCATCAGGCGGTTGCGTGCCAGATCCTATAATAACTCGGCTAGGTGCTTCTAATAAATCAGTTAATAATGATCTTTGTTGTTCTTGCAACTGCACAATTAAATCTTCACGCAAATCAATGTCTTCTTGTGAAACATTTACTGTGCGATAAAATTCGGAATCTGAAGTAATAACAAATTCAGTATTGTTATCTAATGAATTTTGAGTTGTTTGATTAACTTCAAATGTTTCTGTGTTACAAATTGATGATAATTTATTAATTACCGGACCAATCAATGTTGCTGCAACAGTTACCGCAGCATTTACTGCAGTTACAATTACAGAAGCTTGTGTCAATGCTTTTGCAATATTAGCAACTAATTCATTTTGCACTGCAACGGCTTGTCCTACTACCGGGGGCGATGGTACCGGGTTTGCTAATTGTCCGTTAATTAATACCGATGCAATTTGTGCAGCTACTGCCAATATTGGAATAACAATATTTAAAATTCGTAAAATGTTTTGAATTTGTGTAATATACTGTTGTATTTGTTTTAAAATTTGTTTAAGGTCTTTTACGCGCGGATCATTACATAAAATATTCTTTGCTAACGATCCGGCCTTACCGATAGCTTCAGAAACTTTTTGATTTAGTTTTGCAATAACCTTGTTTAGTGCAGTTTGCAATTTGTTTATTGCCGCGCCCGGTTTACTGGTAAGTTGATCAAAAGGAAATGCTACTGCCATATTATGTCTTTGTCATTTTATATTTTGTACTATTCAAATCAGGTAACAATGTAGAAATTTGTGATAATAATGCAGATGCATTTGTTACACACGGCGCACCACCCGGACCAGTCGACCCTGCAGAAATAGCTTGTACAATCAATTGTAAAATTTGTTGCAATACTAACCCATGTGCCAATGGTTCTGTTGCATCTTCGCCGCCTATATAAATTTCATTAGGAGTATTTAAAACAATTGCTTCTTGCGAATCTATAACTGCAATATCACTCTTAGCTCGTAAAATAACTCTATCTGCTACACCTACAAATTGAGAACCTACAAATGCACTATTATGTACTGTTAAATCTTTTGTTAACGTTAACGTATCTATTCGTTGAGTGCTAGTTAAATACAAAGATGATGCATCTTGTTCAGCATTTTCAACAGTAAATTCTTTTTTAGATTTATTATTACGTCCATTAGACAATATAATAATTGGATCGCCATCTTGATTACTAGGCCATGGCGTGGACTTATAATAATAACCTGCAGGATATGTTGTATTTATGCTACTGCCGAAACGAATACTATTGCCCCAACGACCTTCCAAGAGCATATCACCCTCATATGGCTGTAATGGAGAAATTGTTTTTGATGTAAATGTTTTTCCTGGTTTAATTGCATCGATCTGTTCTTGAGTTAAACCATCTGATATACCTGGTAATCTGTTTTCATTAATAGATGATTGCAAATCAATAGTTGAAACATAATACCAACCCGTTCTCCAACGATTGGATGTTGATTGTTCGTTGAATGTTTTGAATATTAAAACAAATTCGCCAACTAATGGAATTCGTTTCATGTTCATATCAGCTGGCCTTGCCATGTATACTTTGTTATTAAAGTAGCTACTACATGATTTTACTTTAAGTGCAAACAATCTATCAGTATTAGATAGTTCCGATCCTGGCTCATTGTATTGGTATGTATATTCGTACTCCAATACTTCGGCAACATCCCATTCTACATATTCTTTCAAGTTCATTACACGTCTTTTGTCTTATCTACCGCAGATTGTATTTTTTGTTTCAATGCTGCAGATTCTTGTTCAATTGAATCTAATTCATCTGATAATTCCGAAGACAATGTTTGTTCGGCAACGCGAAGTAATTGTTGTTTTTCTTCATCACTTAATAATCCATCTGCTCCAGAAATTGTTTGTTTAGTTGAAATATAACGTTGAACTATTGCAGTTAATTTAACTAGATGATCGTCATTCTTAACTGCAACGTCTAAATATTCTTTGATCAACGGCACAATGATAGTAGCATCAGATGCATTTTTAATTAATGGTTGCAACTGAGCAATAAGTTGATTTATTTGTCTATCTTTCTTTTTTGAATTGTGATAAACATCGGACATTAAATCGGCAAAGGTTGTTCCTTTGAATAGTTCATCATTCTTGTCCATACATAAAACCCTTTAAAATAAATATCAAAAAGGCAATTTTATGAAGTCTGTTTGTTCGTATTCTAAAAATTTAGCTTCATAAATTTGTTTGAGAGTTTTAACAACGCGGGTAATATTTGTTGTTTCTAATCCCGTTCGTTCTCGAATGTAGATATATAATGCTTTTTTATTGAAATTTTCAATGTTTTCTCGTGTTTCAAAAATATGCAATACCGAATCAGCAACATGTATATCAATTGGATTTGAAAAAATATAATTTAAATTTTCATAACAATAGTTAATATATGCATTCATAAAATATTGCAATGTTTCTTGCATATCTTCATTATGAATTTCTGTCATTATGTTGCGTTGTTCGTCGATATTTAATTCTTGCATATCTGCTTTTCTTTTCGAATATGCTTTTTGATTCTCTGCAATCAAATAATTAAATGATGTTCTAGTATAATAAGAATATGCCTTTCCGGCATTAGGATTAAATTTATCTAATCGAGCCGTTAAATATGTAACCAGATCGATTTGCAAATCTTGAAACGTAGAATCAATATAATCTGGTTTAACCTTGTTGATAATGTTTTCAGCTAATTTCATGAATGCGGGATAAATAAATCTACGATAAATTTTTTCTCGCAATGGTAAATTGTCTTGAATACGATTATACGATGCAATCGCATATTCTGTTATTTTTGTAAAATATGATTTACTTTGTTTCTTCCTGGCCATTTGTGAACTCTTCTTTTAATTCTTCAATAATTTGTTTTAACATATCAAATGTAGTTCCAACCTCATCTTCGGCTGCAAATGCACCTTTAGTATCAATTTCTTGCATTTTCATATATGACTCCATAATTTTATCATACATGTATAAATTAGTCATTTCTAATGATTGAATATATTGGGTTACATCTTCATCTTGTTCTTGTAAATCTGCAACGGCGCCTGCAAGGAACCAAACGCGATAACCTAGATATGTACATATTCCAGTTAATACTAACGTTGTTATAATAAAAAATATCATGTTTATTCTCCGTTAAATGCTTTGAAAATATCCGTTAATGTTTGTTCAACATCTGGATTATTTTCAGCTAGATTTTTTAATCCATTACTTTTTGTAATTTTAGATTTTTCTTGAACAGGTTTAACTGTTTCTTTGTCTTTGTTTCTCCAACGTTCAAATTCAATTTGTGCTGCCATATGATCTGCATGATGCAAAATGATAGGTAAATTTGTTTTCAATTTAGCTTGAGCTGTACGAGCAACATAGTAAGGCTTATTTGCATCA